AAAGTCGCAACAACCACAAAAAATGCCACAACAAAAGAAGTCGTATCCGAAATAAAGAATGTCGATTTAACAAGAAATGGTATTTCTCCCGAAGTTAAAAAAGTTGACCCTGCAATGGCTGTATGGAGCTACTAACAAAAATATTTAACTTTTTAAACTAAAGAAATGTCAATTATACAACCAAATACCACACCTGCACAGTATGCAGAATCGTCTGTAAGCAGACAGGGGCTACTTTCAAGTGGTCTAAATGTCGTGAACGTAATTGCTATGAGCAAGTTCATCGAAAAATACAATTATGTACCTTATGTTATGGTCAACGAGTTGGCAGGTAACATTGAGAAGTCCGATAACAAAGAAGTGAGATGGTATGAATCTCATGGTCGTTATATGGGGTTTGTTTCCGCATCAGCAACAGTTTCAGTAGCAGCAGGAGCAGCAGCTACTATTACCGTTGGAACAGGAAGCTATTCTCTATCAGGCACAGAGTCATTACCAACCGCAGGACTGATTTTCTACAACTCACGTACAGGTATCGAGGGTAGAGTATCTTCACCAAACAAAGTTACACCGTATGCACATACTTTCGTGCTTACCCCTGTAAATACAGGAGAAAATGTATCTGTTTTGGCAGGTGACCAATTACTGAACAGGGGTCAGAAGTACTTAGGTGAGGGTTCAACAAAAACCGAAACTATCATCCGTAACATTGACAGGTATTCTAACTACAATACCGAGTTGAGAAAGGATAGTACCTTGACTGACCTTGCATTGGCAGAGAGAATCGAGTTTGAGATTGGCGGTCAGCACTATTTTACTTACAAGCAGAAGCGTGATGACGATATGTCTTTGCTTTTGGAGAGAGAGTACTTAATCATGGAGTCTACTCAAACCAATAACTTAGGTTATGCAGAGTCGGGTTCTAATGGTGTTATCAAGCAAATCGAAGCAAACGGTATCAATGGTACATTTAATACTTTTGGTATTCAGACTACACTTGCAGCGATAGAACGTGCATTGTCAGCAGTAGGTGCTCCAAAGGAGTATGATATTCTTGCCGACAAGACTTCATACATCAATATGCAGAACGCTTTCTTCAATACTGTAAACAACGGTGCAATCATTTATGCTGAAGGCGTAAACCGTAACGGAATTGATTTGAGTATAAACTTCCAATCAGTAAGTGTATATGGTCGTAAGTACAACTTGACCAACTACCAACTGTTTGACGAAGCGCAAATGTACGGTTCAAGCGGTAACGGGCTACGTAACAACTTTATGATGATGATTCCTGTTGGAAAAACACAGGCGATGGATTCAAACGGTCAAACTGTAACTGTACCACGTTTCTGTGTAACTTACCAAAACCCTGCTGGGGGAGGTATGAAATGGCACACCGCCAACACAGGATTGTTCGCATCCACTCCAACTTCAACAACCGCAGAAAGTGTTTACACTACTATCGGTTACTTCGGAGTAAAAGTGTACGGAGCAAGTCAGTACCTTATTATGAAAGGTCAATAAACCAAAATAAACCCCCTTCTTATATTAGGGGGTTTATATTTTTTAACAATTAAAAATCATTATGGAAGTAGCAGAGAAAAAAAGAGGTAACCCCAGTTTTGGGAGAAAGGCAGAATCCGATGTATTAGAAATGGATGAGCCAACATTTAAGATAGACTCAAAAAAGGTTTATCAGTTCCAATTAATCAAGACCCATGAAAGGTTGAAGCCAGTCGATAATAAGACAGGCAGGTCTATTGAAAGTCTTTATCCACCGTATTATATATGCCCAAATGAGGGTGTAGCATTACATGAGGGAGAAATGCGTAGATGGCGTTTTGTCTATGGCTATCCGAGTATTTGGGTAGATGAGCAACAAAACCCTGAACCTACAAGCCTACAAGTTGCAGATCCAAGAAACGATCTTATTTTCGAGGAAGGTAATTTATTTGTCAGGGGAAGTGAAAAAACAAAGATACAAGCCTTGATGATTCAGGACTTATGTCAAGACCAAAAGAACCAAGTATTCCCAGTCCCGACTGTGTTTAGACTTATAAAAGAGGGCGAAACATTGGTTAAAGCAAGTGAAATCAACGACCAAGCGTTTGAAGCTGAAACGGCTGCACGTAACGCAAGTATTGAAGAACTACTACCTGTGGCTATGCTATTTGGAATTAACGTAGACAATGCAGAGAAACGTGGGGAGCAAATCAAGAAAGAAGTTATCTTAAAAGCAAGACAACTTCCTGATGCGTTCTTAGCGAATTTCGTTAGTCCTAAGACAAGTATTAAATACTTAGTGACTAAGGCATTGAATAAGAACATTATTTCAGGTGCATCGGGTCAATTAATAATGGTTGAAACAGAGAAGGTTTTATTCCCTGTCAATAAAGATAGCGACATTGCAGAGCAAGTTGCGACCTTAGTAATGGGTAATGACGAACAAGCGTCACTCCTGTACACACAGTTGAAGAAAGTCTTATCTTAATTCTTCCATAATGTGTTAAGGTCTTAAAGCCGTTCACTTTTAGTGGCGGCTTTTTGTTTTAAAAAAAGGCTTAAAAATAGGTTTATATTTGTTTTATAATTGATAATAATGGCGACAATTTCTGAAATATATAACCTTATAAAGTACAGAGCCAATAAAAACGGGTTTAATGGAACTTTTAGTCCTGTTGACATGAATTTATTGTTTCCAAGAGCAGAGGTAAAGCTATTCAATAGGTTATATAAGGACTATTATAAAAATCAAAAGGTATCGGATGCCTTAGCACCCTTTATGAGCGACCCTACGGCCATTGCTATACTAAGTACGGGTAAATACACTTTCCCTGTTGATATGTTCCATGTAGACGCTTTAACACACACCATAAGCGGTATTCAATACGAGATAACAAGAGTAGAGAAAGATAGAATTGCAAATCATTTATCAAGCGTTATTGAAGCACCGAGTTTAGAATTTCCTATTTACACGCAGTATTCCACGTTCTTACAGTTCTATCCTGTTGCCTTAGCTACTGCGACCTTAGTTTATTTGAAATCGCCAATACCTGCTGTGTACGGATATACATTAAACGGAATTACTACTTTAAATACATTGGTTAATGGTACGTTATATACAAACGGTACATATACAGGAGTAACCCTAACGGGTGGAACAGGAACAGGGGCATTAGCTACTATTATTGTTTCGGGCGGTGGTGTGACAAGTGTTACAGTAACTACGGCAGGAAACGGATATGTTTTAGGTGAGGTACTATCTGCGAGTTCAGCGAATATTGGTGGGACAGGAAGCGGATTTACTATTACAGTATCACAAGTAAGTGGCAGGAATCCTGTTTATAATCCTGTAACTTCTGTTCAAACACAGTTTCAAGATGACGAGGTAGAGGAATTAATCTACTACGTACTTCAAGATTTGAGCATGAATATGAGGGATGGAATGTTGCAACAGTTTGCACAAGTACAAGCAAAGGAGGAAGCATGACCTATAAAAAAATAGCAGAACAGATCAGGACAATAATCGGGAACGGTATTGTATCGGATGATTTTCGTTTCTCTTTAAGATACATTGCGGAGTTAGTTGCACAAGAGGTAGCCTTTGAAGCACGTAAAGACGCATTTGAAAGTAGCAATGCAGGTGAAACAACCTTTGCTAATGATGCGTTTATATCCACGTTTACAAACGTAGAGGTGCTATATGACAGTATTTTGAAGCAGAAGTACTCTGTTATGCCAAGCACACCTACGGCACTCCCTAAAGGGCAGGAAATAGCCTCTATTACTCCATTAGGTATTCAGGGTAGACGTAGACAGATATTACCGATGCTGAATAAAGATAAGGGATTACAAGATTTATTAGACCCTGTTCGTGGAGCGATATTAGCGTATCGTGAGAATGGGAGAATCTATTACGATAACATTAATCAGTATATGTTTACTGCGGTAAATATTTCACTTGTGGGAGCAATATCAACAACAGGAGATCTTTTAGATGGAGAGTTGAATGTTCCAAAGAATGTCGAGTCTGCCATTATAGACAGAGTATCGACAAAGTTAAGACAATTAGGCAACGTACCGCAAGACGTTATGAATGATGCAAGAGATTTACCAACAGTATGAAGATAGCATTAAAGAAGTTAGTATCGCAATTCCTGAATAGTGCAGACGAGTCTGTGCATGGTTTTAGGCGTTTATATAACATTGGGGTGCAAGGTAGTCGTGAGTTCAATTTAGATATTACAGGGAACATTAAAACCGTAGTATTAGACGTAAATGCAAACAAGACAGCCAATCTACCACAGGACTATATATCTTATTCTAAAATAGGGGTACTTAACGACAAGGGTGAGGTGGTTACTTATAAAAGAAACGACCAACTATCTACATGGAATAGTATTTACACCACTCAAAGTTTAAGGAAAACAGGCGTACCTGTATTGAATACATTAACACCATTCTTTGACCAAGATACTTATCCTAATTACTACTACAACTATTACTATCAGGGTACTTCGTACAACCTTTTTGGAGCAGATAGCGGAACACCCGAAGTCGGCTCTTACAAGTTAGATGAGGGTAACGGACTAATTATCTTAGATGTTCACAACCATTACAGTCAAGTAGTATTAGAATACATGAGTGATGGGTACGATGAAAATTCAGACGATTACGAGATTGACGTAAAGGCAGAACAGGCGTTTATGGCTTTTCTAAGATGGAAAAATGCGATTGATTTAAGGAAAAAGTTTAGCCCAAGAGATGTCAGGGATTTCAGGGTGGACTATTACAGAGAGAGAAGAATGGCAGCGGTGCGTATCAATCAGTTTATACTCAACGAACTTCAAGATGCCGCAAGGGTTGGCAACAAATTGGCGAGTAAAGCATAATAATATGCCAGAGAATATAAAAATATTTCGTAGGGGAGGATTAAATCAAAACGATGCAATCGAATTTCTAGCACAAGAGGATTTTCAAGAAGCGTTCAATCTGCGTGTTTCGGGAACTTCTGATGGCGAAGAAGGTGTTGCGACAAACCCTGAAAGTAATGTTTTAATTTCCAATACGCTACCATTGGGGCTTAATAAGGCTATTGGTGCATCTGGTTTTGAAATCAACCGTACAGGATATTCCTTTATCTACAACTCACAGCAATACCACTTAATAGCTAAGTTGGATTACGATGCAGGTACTCAAACAACCGTATTTGAAAACCTAACAGATAGTGGTGCAGTAAACATATTACCTTTAGACCCCGAATACTACGTCAACGACATTAAGCTAATAAACGATTACCTATTAGCATGGACAGACGCTAACGGTCAACCCTACATGACCAATCTTACAAGACTTGAATCATCAGGGTACGGTGTACTGACATTAAACGATTTTCTTATCATAAAAGCACAAGGTTTAATACCACCAACGGCAGTCTATTCAGATGACGATGGGCAGTCGGTAAACCTATTACAAGGGAAACTGTTTCAATTCACGCATCAGTATGTTTATTTAGATTACGAATATTCAGCATGGAGTACAAGGTCTAAACGCCCTGTACCTGAAAGCGAATCCACCCCAAGCGTAGGAACAAACGTAACCAAGAACAACAATATTATAGTAGGAGTGAATATTGGCACAGACAGGGTAGGTACGCTTAATGTAGGTGCAAGATATTCCAACTTCGATTGGTTCTTAATAAAGTCGGTCAGCAGGGCTTACATATTAACCTTGCCAAGTGCTATTGATATAGCCACAGAGGTTTACGAGGCGTACAATCCTACAACCAATATTTATTCATTTGTTTTCTACAACGATGGACTGTATAGTAATATTGACCCATTAGAAACAGACTTAGATTACGACCATGTTCCCCTTAAATGTGAAACCTTAGAGAATATAAACGGGAATCAATTAGCATTAGGCGGTATTACAGAAGGGTATGCAAAACCCGTAGCCGAAGTAAGGTTAGCGGTTGTTGACTACGACCCGAATATCACTATTCCTACGATAAGTCCATCAGGATTAACAGCAGATAATTTTGCCAATTACAGGATAAGCAACAGCCATAAACGCAGGTCAACAATATATTTTAATAATGCTCCAAAAACGGGCGATATTATTACAATTACAACAGCAGACATTAGGAATTATACTTTAAAAACAAGTTATACCTATACCGTTCCGTTGACGCAAGATGGAAATCTAACATTGGTTATGCAGAGTGTGGCCGCATTAGTTCCTGTAAGTGCCTTAGATTATCAGCTATCACCAACTACGGTTATTCTTACGTTCCAAACGGCATCGTATTACGAATTAATTGACGTTAAGATTACTCTATTAAATGCAGGTTCAGGGGCAGTAAAATCCGTTCATGCTTTAAAATCTAATTCAAGCTACCAATTAGCCTTACTTCACTTTGATAAATGGGGTAGATATTTCCCTGTGGTTACAGGCAAGGACTATATTTTAAATACAAGGTCTTTTGCTCAATCAGGTGGATTAACACCACAGTTTTCATGGCAGATACTAAGCACACCACCAACCGATGCGGTATCAGCACAATGGGCAATCACAAGGAATAACACTCACCAAACTACCTTGTTTGTAGATGGGGTTGTAGACAACGGGTTAAGTCAAGGAGATTACTTAGTATTTAACATAAACCCGTTACGTAAATTCAATCAGCTAAATAGTTCTTCTGTTCTATCTTATGATTATTCAAAAGGAGATAGGTGTACGCTTCAATTCTACATGGATGGGACAACCAAAACCTATTTTAATAACCCTGCTATTGATGTTGAGGTTGTAGGCTTTGAGATTTCAATAACAGACAATAACTATTTATTAAAGGTACGTAAATCATCATCCCTAAGCGTAGCCACTATTCTTAATAAGAATGTAATGCTTGAAATATACACCCCAAAACTAAGGAGTGTATTAAATAATGGTGTTTCCACTCCCGTTGAACAGGTATTCTATGAGGTAGGAGAGCAGATAGCAA